CTCGTGGGCTCGGAGATGTGTATAAGAGACAGGTATTGAGAGTATGAAGAGAAGAGTTATTCCAAGGTGTTTTAATCTTACTAATGCATCATATGATAAGACAAATAGTTTGGTAAGAACACCAGTGGAATTGCCTGGGATTGATACACTCAGGACACTGAATAATAGTTTTGGATTCGGTGGTAAATGTGCATCACAAGTAGTAGAGGTGAGTTGGTTTTATCCATGACACTAAATGCTGAATTGATTGAACAACATTATTCTGAGAAGTATAATACACCTACTACTAGTAGGAAGAATATCGGAGACATCTATGTTGATGGTATCCCATGGAATATAAAATCCAACAATCTTGATAAACAGAATTACTCTCCAAATCTTATAAGTGCAGACAAATTATTTGATCATCTTACATCTGGTAATTCATTAAAGTTTTTATTTGTTGATTACAGAGATGACTCCATAGTAAATGAGAGATTGGTTGATGTTCATCATATCTCCTGGAAGTGTTTATCAATCCAATGTCAGGGTAATGGTGTCATTCAAATTAGTTCTGATTTGATAGTAAATGAGAGTCAAACCAAGGAAGAATTCTTAGAAGAACTCCGTGGTGCCTACGTTACTTACATCGATAAACAGAGAGTAAAACTAGACAAATTATCTGTCAAATATACCATGGAGTTGCTACTGAGTAACTAGAGAGTAACTCCACAGTATATTGTATTAATTTATACCAAATAACGTTTTTTTAATATAATAAATGGTTTATTAAATGTATTTGTGTGTTTTGTTCTCTCTGATACATTGTTTTTCTGGTGCCCTAAATAAGACCTCTTTTGTGTCTTTTTGTGCTCCAGATCCTCTCAGATCCTTGTGATCTTAGACCGCGTATTCTAGCACAACCGCAAAAAAATGTCAAGGGGCGGGCAAAAAAATTATGAGGATTCTCACAAATCTCGACGAGGGGGTCGCTTGACAATCTCGACGAGATATGCTATCATCATAAGGTCATTCACATAAGGTCTCGACGAGGTATGAGAGTCATTATGAGGATATCATAATATGTCATATTTGATGTATAAATAAATCTTGTGAGTCGTTGACACCTGTCCGATTCTGCGTTATAATAACACAGTCTGCACGAGGTTCTCATGGCATCAGTTTATGAAGTCGCACGCAAACAACGCTACCGTGTTACCCTTGATATGGAAGTGCTTGGTGACTTTGATCCGCACCAGATTGACTGGAACAAACTGTTTAACCTAGAGGGTGGAGAACATGTCCGTGCTTATGTTGAGGACCTGGACAGTGCCATGTGGTGAGGCACTGAACTACTCAACATAATATTATAATCCTTATGGTCCTGGGTGGGGGATCATAAGGATTTTTTTATAATGTTTTTTTATTAAAAAAATATTGCAGGGTCGGTGTCGATGTGTTGATCAGGCAGTTACCCCACTGCCGTTGGTGCTGATTGTCCTATAAGTCTAGCGACAACTCATGAGAATGCAGCGGTTGTGTGCCAGTTGTCTAAGTGGTTTGGATTGGTTGACCTGCTGCGTTCCTGGGGGTTATGTTGGTTGCAGTTCACCACCACGGACTCATGGGCACACGTTCCCGCATCGGCATCGAATTGAAGGATCACTCAGTGGTCAGCGTTTACTGCCACTGGGATGGATATCCCTCAGGCAACGGACGTACTTTGAACAAGTACTACACCAACCGCGATGATGTCAAGGAACTCATCGATGGTGGTAGTATGTCATCACTGCGTACCCGCAAGCATTCTGAATCTGGTAAAATGCTCCGTGATGAGAGCGGAGAGTACATCCGCGATGCAGAGGGTAACCTGATGCTTGAGAATGATCGTGACCCCCAACCCGATTATCATGAGGAGTGGGGAGATCGTTCTGGCATGGAATCACCGTGGATGATGCATTCTACGTTTGATGAGTTCTGCCGTGACAATGCAGATGAGGAGTTCTGCTACCTCTTCAGTCTGAGCAGTGAGTGGAAGTGCTGGGAACTGACCCAGCGCAAATCATCCGCTGGGGTGTGGTACACTAGTCCTGAACGCACGGAGATCCCTGCATGAACGCGGTTGAACGCATTGACTTCTGGATCGAAGCCCTGGACCTGGACCCTGCCGAAGTGTGGGGTCTTATCGAGGCACGGTGTGCAGATCTTGAAGTGTCTCTCGACTATGCATTAGCGGAGGATCTCGTCTAGCATATCATCATCAAATCTCGACCAGACATTCATCATCATTCATCATGAAGATTCAATCACCAAACAAAAAAGATCTTGAGCAGTTGATTGAGAATTATGCATGGCATATCATTGATGGTTTAGATCATAAAAGTGCAGATCAAATGTTGTTTGATTTGCTAAGTCGGGAATATGAGAAATATACATGGGATGAGATACAAGAGGAGATCGTGGATCTTTATGATGAGGACACACTGATTGGTCTGCTACCTGATGTGGAGGCGCAGAAATGAGGTATCTTATCACTGATATTGCATTTGATTGCAGTCTAGAGGATGATGACTGGACACCAAAGGACCAGCAGGAGACAGAAGAATTTCTGCCTTCATCTTACATCGGATCGATCTGGGATGCAAGTGATGGTGAAGATTTGTTAGAGGAGTTGACAACTGCCTCTGGATGGTGTATTAAGCGCCTGGACTATAAGCACATATTATCTTAAGGTTTGGATGGGTTGGCAGGGGGTGTCGATGGTGTAGGATTTGGGGGTCTTCACCACCACAGACACATGACCTTCATTCAGCAGCACCCCAACTACCCCCACTTCGGGTACATGGTGTCCTTCACCCCCACCGCCGATGGTCGCGTGATCGTGATCACAGACACGGAGTACAATTCCATGTCCGTTGAGGACGCACGTTACGAATGGCGACAGAATCAGTGCCAGGGTTGGTTGCGCCTCGCCTGAGGCATGGTAGGATTAGCAAGTACACGGGACACCCACCATGACCCAGTTCATCCAGCACACCACCAACCCCCGCACCGTGGATGTGTTCGTCTCCTTCTTCCTGCCCACCGATGCCCGCCACTGGATCCCCAACGGGGGTCAGGAGGTCGAGTGCATCGTTGATGCAGAGGACTTCGATGATGACCCCATCGCGTGCATGAGCGAAGCGGCAGAGCGTTGGTGTGAGCAGACCCACGGCAAGGGTTCATTCTGGTCCATCATCCTGGATTGTGAATGATTGTTACGGGAGGGGTCACACCCTCCCATCCCATCCTGTAGATTGTCTTTGTTCACCACCACAGAACCATGTTCACCTCCATCACTGATCGCAAGTCCTTCGGCGCTACCTATGAGTGGGCAGTGCTGAGCGTGCTCCCCATGGATGACGACAAGACCCGCCACGGTCTCCGCGTCTGTGAGGTCAACCGTGCCCTGGGGATGCCTAAAGAGGCACGCACCACCGCCACGCTGCTGCTCAAGCGTATGGCAGCGGATGGCATGATCCGTCGCTACGAGTACACCGTGGGCAAGCGTCCCTTCATCACCTACAAGCGCATCATGCCCCTGCGGAAGCGGGAGCGGATCGCACGCTTCCTGGGTGTGTGACGGATTGTTAAAAAACGGGGGATCATCCACGGTCCCCCATCCTGACCGACTAGTATTGATTCAGTTCACACCACAGAACCATGATCAAAGACCTTCCCGCTGAGATCAACGACTATCAGTCCATCGACTGGCAGAGCGGTCTCCGCGCCTTCCGTGACGACATGGACCCCAACCTCTTTGAGGCGGTCACCTGGGTTCAAGAGACCCACGACATCCCCTGGAGTGAGGACCTGGTGCATGAGGTTGAGCAGGTGCTACTGGAAAACGACTGGTACACCGACCCCAACTCCGTGATGTCTTACCATCACTACTGATCACACTGGGCGGCACGGGAGAGCGTAAGTCCCAGACTCACACCACCTGAGACTCACTGTTGGGAGACAGTGGGTCTTTTTTGTCACATGTTGTAACTGAGTCAGGGCTCTACCCCAATCCTAGCACAGGGGGAAACCCCCCTGTCAACCCATTGTCACATGACGTAACAAACACTAAGTTCTACCTCCATCCTAGCACATGACGGAAAGCGTCTGTCAACCCCATGTCACATACTGTAATGTACAAAGGGCTCTACCCCAATCCTAGCATATTTTTTTTCTTCTGTGAACCACCTGTGCGACCAGTTTGCTAAGTGGCACAAGGGGATACGATCGATCTCCTCCCCCCCCCCAACTATGGTATGATTTCTGCAGATCAAACCCCACCGCCATGATCCGTCGCCACGCCACCGCTGAGGACTTCCGCAACTGGGAGGCATACGCTGAAAAGTTGACTGATGCCGAACTGTTCTATGCTGCCCGTGACTGCCGCAAGGTGGAAGCACTGTGGCGCAACCATGACCCCATGGTTGAGGGGTTCTACAGTGATCAGGCATCCACTTACGGAACTGTCCTAGCCCGTCGCCGCAAGCGGTGAAATGCCCTATAATTAGGACATCAGCGGGGGTGATGCATCCCGCTCAAAACACATCAGCATTCAATCGCTTTTTTTAATTATGATCAACGCATTCACCTCCAGCGCAATCGAAGCAATGAGCACCACCGATGACGGTCAGGTTCTCGTCACCTTCAACGGCGGTCGCCAGTACACCTACACTGTCGCTGACGTTGAGCAGTTCGTGACTGCATTCAATGCTGCCACCAGCAAGGGTCAGTTCGTGAACCAGCAGATCAAGGCAGACACCCTCCAGAAAGTCGCTGCCTGAAATCTCGACTAGACGTGGGCGCATAGATCTCGACGAGACGTGCGCTCACAATTCTCGACTAGACGCACGCGGTATTGTATCAATTCATTAACTAGTTCTTCTTACTAGTTCTCCTCTCACACAGGATCTGATACAATACCGTTAACAAATCAATCCTCCCCTCTTGATCATGGTCGTCCTCGTCTCACCGATCTCTTCCAAAGCAAAAAACCGATTTGCAAACCTTATGGGTTGCGATCCTGTATGCATGGTTGAGCAGCATAAGGGCAGCAGAATTTTCCTGCGGTCTGCCAACAATCGGTATCACTTCTGGGTCGATCAGTCAAGCAATCAGGATTGGTTCATCGACTGATGCAATTGAGAATCGATTGCAAGAGAGTCTGTGGTGGGTGTTCTGCAATTGATTCTCATTCGCAATAGTTGTTGATTCTCATTATCAATCCCTTATTGATTCTCAGTAAGTTCATCTTATTGATTCTCAATAGGGGATTTTTAATGATTCTCATTTAGCAGTTGCAAATGATTCTCAACTAGTGATCAGTGTCGCTTATCTGATTCTCGTGAGATGGCAAGTGAGAATTGACATAACTTAACGCAAGTGTTAATCAACACTTTTTCCAGATTTCTTCCGTTTTCGGTTCTTCAGATTCTCTTCCGCTTTTAGGGGTTGCCATCCCCTGCCAGGGTCGCTATCTTGTGATCACAAGGCGAGGGGTTCTCCACACCGCCGCCGCTCTCTCCCGTTCTCCCACAATGGACCTCAGCAACCGCACCTCTGCCCCGATCTTAGGATTGTTCTTCCTCGCTAACACTCAGGACCGCGAAATTGGTCTGTCGTGGTATAGCAACGCCTACGAAATCAGTGAAAGAATCGCGACAGAAAACGGATTCTCCACTGATCAGATCGCAGGCGCAATCGCTGCGCTATCGCCAAACAATAAATGGGAGAGAAATGTAACGGATGCCGAAAACTTAGCGCGGGCAATCCGTGCGGGTATTGACACCGATAGCGTGAAAGTTTGCACCTTTGGCAACAATAAAGCAAAGGCGATTCAGATTCTCACAAGCAACGTAGATTCTGCCGAAATTGTTTCTATCTTAAGCGGGCAGAAAGTTATTGCTTTCTTCCTTAACATCGCCCGCAATGGTGATACCGATTGCCCCGTAATTGACGGTCACGCCTACAACATCGCAATGGGAACCGTAGGAAGTCTGCGCGACGTGCCATCGATCCCCGCTAAGGCGTTTGCAGCGATTCAGGACCTCTACAGGGACGCCGCCCGCCAGGCGTCTCAGATCACGGGTGAGACGGTCTCAGCGGGTCAAATGCAAGCGGTGACCTGGGTTGCCTATCGGAGAATTCATAAGGGTCTGATCTGAGACAATCCCTAGCACTGATCAGCGACCCTTATGGGTCGCTTTTTTTTGTCTTTCTTTATATTTCATTCTGTGACAGTTTTTGTCAGCATTTCAGAGTGGACAGAAATAAAAGTGGTTATGAACGATTGTAACAGCAAAAAACCAGTTCGTGGATTGGCACAAGCCGCTGAGATCCCTTGGTATGACTGGGTTCTCAGCAGTGGTGGACACGTTCGTGAGTGGCACACCCCATTGATCAGCAGTCCTTATGGGCAGTTGTTCGTATGATAAGATATCCTTATGTGTTACCCTTGCCCCCCCCCGATTAAAAATGGGTCACTACCCTAACCTACAGAGGTGACAATTCGAGTGAGTGATTTCGAGTTCATAAAAAAAATTCCGCCCAAAATTTTTCGAGCAAAAGGGTGTTATAATAAGGTCAATGAGAATTCTTAAAATGCGGCGGAAGACTCCTTATTGGAATATGTGGAGAGTCATTCTGACTTATTGGATTGCTCGTCATCCGAAGGTAGTACTAACCGCCCTGGGAGTTCTCATTGTGGTGCTATATAATTCTGTAGCAAGTTAAGTAATAATGGATACTAAAATCTACCATATCTACGATACGGAGAACAAAGTAGAATATGCGAAGTTAAGCGAAGAAGACTTTGCGGTTGTGTGGCGGAATATCGATCAGACCCGATACACATATGAGGAGCTTACAGTTGATTATGCTGTAACAGCGGACTCTTCGTATTGACATCAGATACATACACTGTTAGAATTGAACTGAAAAAACTTTTAAGCTATGGCAAAAGGATTCACTGTAAAGGCGGCAGCGCCTACCAAGCCCAAAGAGGATTGGGACTATCAGGCAATCAAAGAGCGTATGCGAGGCAAGAGCATTGTATTCTGCTTGCCTGGTCGCAATTGCTCTTATACATTTCTGAAGAGTTTTGTACAACTGGCATTTGACCTGGTACAGAACGGAATGAACATTCAGATCTCTCAGGATTATTCCTCTATGGTTAACTTTGCACGATGCAAAGTGCTTGGGGCGAATGTTCTGCGTGGTCCTAAGCAAGTACCCTGGGATGGTAAGTTGCAATATGATTATCAACTGTGGATTGATAATGACATTGTGTTTACCTCTGAGAAGTTTTGGCAACTGTGTGATCTCGCAGTTCCTGGTCCTGATAAGGATGGTAACCCTCAGGCAGAGCGTGAAATTGCTGCGGGATGGTATGCCACTGAAGATGGTATGACTACGAGTGTTGCACACTGGTTGGACGAAGACGACTTCCGTAAGAACGGTGGTGTTATGAATCATGAGACTGTAGAGTCCATGGCAAAACGTCGCAAACCCTTCACGGTTGACTACACTGGATTTGGATGGGTACTGATTCGTAAGGGCGTTTTTGAGCGTCTTGAGTATCCTTGGTTCGCTCCTAAGATGCAAGTTTTTGAATCTGGTGGCGTTCAGGATATGTGCGGAGAAGACGTATCGTTCTGTCTTGATGCCAAGGAAGCTGGTGTCGAAACCTGGTGCGACCCTCGTATCCGTGTTGGTCACGAGAAGATGCGTATTATCTGATGGAAACCCTTTATAACATCTGTTATAATGGAGAGATGCTCTTCCAGGGAATCACTCTGGAAGAGTCCACAGAGGTCCTACAAGACCTCTCTGAGCGTTATTACGAAGGAGAACCCATAAATCCTTCATTTATCACACTTGAACCAATTCTTGATTAATTATGGCAAAAGTCAAAAAGTCCATGATGGGCACCGCTTTCATTGAGTCCCAACCCAAAAAAACTCGGCAGGGGAGTGGACAGCATACAAAATATGCCGCGACTTCTCGGAATGCTAAGCGTAAGCGTTATCGTGGACAAGGACGGTAATAATGTAAATAGTAATAGTTAAGAACTATTGCTATGGCAGCGTTAATCTGTAACCTTCCTGCTGTTGAGGTTTGGGTACGTAAAGAATATCTTACCGACCATAAATTTGGTCATGGTGAATTTGTAAAGGGCGTCTGGGTATCTTGTAAAAGTATACCTGGGCGTGCTTTTTATTTTGAGACATATTTACCAGAATATGCGGCAATGTATGATAAGTTGCCAATTAGCGCGTTTCTCTCGGAACCAAAGACTCCTGATCCTGATATGGATCTACCAAATCTACAGTTTTGGAACTGTATGGACTATGGAGTTGTATCAATTCATAAACAGTTCATTGGATCTATGGACTTTGAACTATATACTAGAGACTATGGCATTGAAAGAGGTACATATATCTGCACAATAGACAATTATCATCAAGATTGTGATATGATTGACTATGCAACAAGCGAAAATCCCGCTGAGCATAAGTCTCACAACCTTATTAAACTTGAAAATGGACAATACGCACTCTATCCAAACAATAGAATACGTATTTTTGACAATAGTTTGACTCCAGCGGAGCCAAAAATGCCAGATTTCAAGGTTTCCACCGAATTTTACTCAGTCGAGAACGGTTTTGAGCGTCTTGGCATGGGTCGAGAAGACGAATATTTTTGGAAAACAGCGAAAGAGAGAGAAGAAGAAGATAATAAGGGATAGCAACCCCTCTAAAAGTTCTGATTTAACCAATCAGGAGCAAAAATGGGCAATTATCACAAGGTCGATAAAGGAGAAATCTTTATCGAAGAGGGGATGACCCTAATTACAGAGGTTGATAGTGACAAATACCTTGCTTTGGCAGAAAAAAGACGCCGTGCAAAGCAAAAAGAAGAACTTTATCCAATTCCAGATGATCGTTTAGAGCGTCCCTGCGGTGGTGTAGGTGGATTTGATGATTTTGTAGAACGTTGGCACGAATAATGTGTAACAAGTGTACTAAATAACTGAAAAAAGTACACTTTTCCTAAATATCATGCCATTAGAGCGAGTAAGTCGCAGGTTTAAAGATATAAGTCTCACGTTAAAGAGAAATCCTTTGACGCGGGACTTAATTTCTTTGCAAAATGAGTATGCTATATCCCGTTCAGTGCAGAATCTTGTACTAACAATACAGGGGGAGAAGTTTTTTAACCCAGATTTTGGGTGTGCTGTAAATAGACTGTTATTTGAGAATATTGACTTCTTTACTGCAAGAACACTAAAAGATGAAATCGAATCTGTTATTAAACTCAATGAACCAAGAGTTGACTTGACGGAGGTAGTTGTAACTCCAAACTACGATGATGGTCAAATGGACGTTACCATTAAGTACCTGATTGTAGGAATTGATGCAACAGCACAGCAGTTACAGTTCGTATTACTACCAACACGATAATGTCACTAGTCAACGTCTCATCTCTAGATTTTACAGAAATAAAAGAGTCAATAAAAAGTTACCTGAGGGCAGATGGTACTTTTACTGACTATGACTTTGAAGGGTCTAACTTTTCGGTCTTATTAGACACTTTAGCATACAACACGTATATTAGCTCATACAATGCTAATATGCTTACCAATGAAGTGTTCCTTGATGGAGCAACTTTGAGGGAGAACGTTGTATCTTTGGCAAGAAATCTTGGTTATATTCCCAGATCAGTTACTTCTGCAAGAGGTGTAATTAGTTTTTACTTAGACCTCACTAGTTTTGCAACTAATCCAGTATCTGTAACACTTAAGAAGGGTATTGTAGCAACTTCAGCAGCAAGTTATGCTGGAAAGAACTATATTTTTACTATTCCAGAAGATATCACTGTTCCTGTAAGTTCAAACACAGCGTCTTTTGATTCCATTACAATCTACGAAGGTGCATATGTTCAAAATACCTTTACAGTAGATTCAAACAATAAAAATCAAAAGTTTGTCCTTCAAAATGCTCGTATTGATACGGAGCAAATTAGAGTTGAAGTAAGAGAGAGTAGAAATAGTAATGTAACGAGAGTATATAAGAGAGCAGATAATTTAACTACTGTCAAAGCAACTGATGATGTATTCTTCATCAATGAAATTGCAGATTCTAGATATGAACTGATCTTTGGTGATGGTAGTTTTGGAAGTAAACTACAGAATGGTAATTATATTATTGTCACATATATTGTGACGAATGGAGAGCGTGCAAACGGCATCAATAAGTTCTCATTTACGGGTAGATTTGTCGATAACAACGGATCACCCATAAAGATCACTTCACCCCTCGTAGAGACGAT